GGGAGTCCTCTTTGAGGTGTTATAATATTGTTATTATTATAAGTTCGTTAAACGATATTACATTAAGTTGTTAACTTTGAATGCTCTGTAATATGTGTTAACTAAAGGTGTATGCCTTGAACCTGAACCAGCACTTGTTCCTTGAGCAAATGGGTTTGCAACTAGACCATACCTAGTCTTAAACGCAATTTTTGGTTGGAATGTACCAGTATCTACGGCTCTTACCATTTGTAATGGAACATATGGGCAGTAGTAAAGACCAGCGTCATATGAGTTAGCACCCTTATATCCTACTACAGCGAACTCGGAAGTAGCGCCTGCAGGAGCATATGGATCAACATAGACTTTTACTCTACCAAATAATGTACCAGCAAATGTGTTACCAGTATCGTCAACATTTAAGTTAGACTGTGCTTGTAACGCTGGGTTGTAGTCAAGCAATCCTGCCATAGCAAGTGCAGAAGCAACATCAGAAGAGCAAAGTAAGATGTTACCTTTTCCTCTACGAGTTTCTTTTGCAATAGTATTAGCTTCTCTTTCGATTTGGAATGCTAAACCTTTGATTTTCTCAACCATCCAACGACCGTTTGAGTCTGTATCAAGGTCAAAAGTACCAGCAGTTGTTGTACCAACTTGAGCACCTGTTTTAGCTTGTTGATAGATGTTTCTAACAACTTCACGGTTAATTTCTGCAAGAATCTCAGCAGACAAGATGTTTGCTAATTCTGATTCTGCGTCTAAACCATGAACTGCTTTAAGGTCTTGAGCTAATTCAACTGAATACTCAGCTTTCAACGCTCTTGTGTTAGCAGTAACAGTTACTTTCTCGATTGACATTGTCATTTCTTGATAAGTATCTGATATAGAACCACCTTCACCAGTAGCTGTTGTCATACCTGGTGATACTGTAGCGTTAGCAACGAATGTGTTACCTGCACCAGCACCAACTGCTAATGTTTCTTGAGCAGTACCATTAGTACCAGAAAATTGAGTATTAGCCTCATTGTAGAATGCTTCTGCTTCAGAGGCATCAGTATTAATATACTTACTTCTCATTGCAAAAATAAGACCTGTAGGACCACTCATTGGTTGTACACCACAGATATCGTATGCAACTAGATTTGGTAAACTTCTTCTTACCAAACTAATCAATACTGGGTCAAAATTTGTTACATCAGCAGTAGAAGTTCCAGGAACTGCCTCGTTAAGAACCTGACCAGATTTTCTCATCTCTTGTGCTTGGTTCTCAAGAATAACTGCTGTAACTGCCTTTTTATATGGGTCGGTGATTTTTGGTAAATCAGGATGGTCTAGGACCCCTTCCCATTTTTTTTGTAAATCTTCGGACAAATACATTTGTTTCTCCTAGTTAATTGTTATTATTTTTGTTTCTTTATAGCATTAGATACTGCGGCTACAAATGGATCAGCGATTGCTTTCTCTTTGTCAGCTTCTGTATCTTCAACCTGTTCATGTAATTGCTCTTCATCAGCTTTTTTAACTCCTGATGGGAAATAGTTTTCACGAATTGTTTCAAGTTTAGAAGTGTATTCGTCCTCTGTGGAGAATTCAACACTCTCTGCGAGTGATTTAATTTTCTCAACTTGTGTTTCGGTCAAACCTTCGCATACGACACGAACAACATCTTTTTTGATTGATTCATTGAGTGTTTTCTTTGATTCAATGCCTCTTTCAACTTCTTCATTAAGTTTACCTTCGAGTTCTTCAACTTTAGAAGCAAGTTCCTCAACAAGGTCAACTTTTTCAGCAGGAACATCAATATAGTGTTCCTTGAATAAGTTTTTAAGTCCAGAAATAAATTCTTCTGTTAATTCATTTCTTAAACCAGATTCAACTGCAATCTCGTTGTCTTTCATCCATTCTTCAACAACATAGTTTAAATAATCATCAACTTTTGTAGTTAAATCATCTCTGACACCGTTAATAGCTTCTTCTAGCATATCAGCATATTTTGATTCTAAATCTTCTTTAATAGTTGATACTCTATCAGATACTCTAGCTTCAAAGATTGTTGTTACTTTAGACTTAAATTCTTCAGAAATAGTTTTGTCATCAGCAAATAATTTGTTGATATCTTCTTTTATTTCTTCAGCTAATTTTTCTTCATCTACCTGTGGCGCCTCAACGACTACTTCTTCAGATTTATCTTCAGATTCAACAACTTCTTGTGTCTCCTCTTTTTCTTCCATCTTTGCAGAAGCATCAGAAGGTTTTGTTTTAATGGAAGCTACATTCTTTTCGTTACCTTTAACTGCTTTCGCTCCATCAATCTTCTGTGATGCGTCATCTGGTTTACCGTTTTCAGGGGTTGGACCACCCAAGTCTACGACCTCGGCATCCACTTTTTTGAGTGGGTCGGAAGGTGCGCTTTTCTTGCTCTGAGCGAGAATGTCAGCAGCTGCTTCCATTAATTTATTTTGTGCCATTAGGTTTCTCCTATTAATGCTTTTTAAATTGTTATACTATTTATAATTTTACAACTTTCGTAAATAATTTTCAAATAATCTTAAAGCGACCGCCTCAATTTCTTTAGCAGAAGCTTTTTTGATTTCTTTTTTAGCATTATCAAAATCAGATTCAACGAATCGTCCTTCAACGAACATCCATTCTTTATTTTCCATAATGCCATTTACATACGCACCAGGTGCTGATGGGTCTGCTACAATATCAGCGGCTGTTGCTAATTTCAAATCATCTTGAACTAAATTGTATCCGTCTTTGTGTTGTGAAACGGAACCTAAAGCTCGTGATGAAACACCAATACTCACATCATTATCAATAAAATTCTTAACTATATTACCATAAGGTGTTTCAAGTATCAATGCCTTTCCATAAAAAGTGTTGCCATCTTCTTTTAAGTCAACAATTTTATGTGAAACTCTTTCTAAATTAATTGAAGGTGTATCTGGATGACCAAGTTCTCCTAATGCACGATTAGTTTTGATAAACTCATTATCATACCTTTTTACCTCATTTCGTAATGTGTCCATTTTATACATTCTATTATTACGATTTACAGTATCACCTACTAAAAATGTGCCTTCAATATATAATTGTTTTTTGCCGTCTTTTTCTTCAGTAAGATATTTTACATCTTCTACTGTTTCTCTTATTAATTTCATTTTTATGCCCCTACATTTGCAATATGGGTGCCATACATAGTACCTGCACCTCGAATTCCTTGACCTATGTCTAAAT